TTTTGTGTGGATAGATATGTTTTGAGATGAAAACATATCTTGGTGACATTACTTTTGACAATATTTTCTTATACTTGTCCCCTTATACTCTTAGATATTCTATAGGATCACCCATCTATTAACACAAACACAAAAAATCAAAAAAAAATATCGGTGCCATAAGCACCGATATTTTAATTCAATTCTTTTCCGATTTTTTGTAGTGTTTTAGTAAGGCATCAAAACAGTAATACGGACAACCTATTGTATGATGATTATCTGTGCACATTCTACATATCGAACAATGGTATATAACATTCATTCTCAAATCTGAATATAACGATGTCTCTTTTGTCCCCTCTACTTTTATCTCTGAATCTACATCTTCACCATATTCTGTCTCCGCCAACTCCTCTGATTCAGAACTATTACTAATTGACCAAATGTCTTCTAACATATTATATCCGCTCTGTTCAGGCGAATATTCAGCACTAATATCATGATAATTCATAATGTTTTAGCCATTTTCTTCAATCTCATATATTAATTAGAACAGTCAAATCTTATTTATTCTAATTATATTTAAAAATATTAAGACATGGCTTCTTCCGAAGGCCTTACTATTCATATTATATCCGATGACCCTAATATTAATAAAGAAGATCGAGTTCATGGCATGTTGGTAGGGTAATGTTCCGTGATTCGCTTGGTCACGCTCATGAATTTCGGTATCGAATGATGTTAGCATTATCACACTTATTTATTCGAATGAAAGGGTAAGACCGAAAACATATAATCACATCTTAGTCTTTATCACTAAAACTCTACAATCCTACAACATACAACTCTAGAAATCATATTCCATAATATGGGACCAAGGATTATCGATTGTTTCGACATAATATGTGTACAATCCATATGATAGTAAGAGAAGGGCCGTAGTTTGAAGTATGGTCCTGACGTGTTTAACAAGAATAAGGTTTTCTCGATCAACCCAAATATCGATCAATGATAACATAATCATAATCAACGATATCATTAAAATCTTAAATATACGGCGTTTATCACCTATCTTCTTCCAATTAATTAAAATTATAGTAATCAAGAATCCGAAAGATAAGAAATTACCTTCAAACATTTCTGATTCCAGGTCAACTGTATGATATATAGCATTGTGATAATTTATCGCAAATACAAATAATGGAATTGATAGGAATAACAAACCTATTGGCTTAGTCTTGTACCAACCGCATACAAAAATTAAAACAACCCATATTATGGCTGCCAATATGTATACAATTTGAATCTGTCTCACAGTTTCATCGTCATATGTTTTTCTTCTTGTTTTTGATAGATGATGTAATGGTTCTTTTGATTCATATACTTTGGTATCTCTATGTATATCAGACCCTACGAAAGCGGATAATCCAGCCATTTGGAAATTATATTTCTTTTATTAAAATGGTATTTTTTTCAACCCAACGTGCTGAACTAAAATGTCTAATCCTGTAGATTCCTAAACACCAAGCATGGGGGAAGATCACATACTTTGCCAAAGATGTTTAATTGGATTATAAACATCTTAATTTATATGTAAATATACCATTATATAATGGTATATTTATTTGTAATAATCGTTAATTAAACAAAGGTTAAAGTTTGGTCTTTAACCAAGTTTCGTATAAGATATAGAAATGGTTCATGACAATTTTGGTTTAATTTCGTCGATATCACATGATCAACACCATCGCAAGTGTCATATGACAAATCACATTTGTTTCCAATGGTGACAATTTCAATACTTGGACGAGTTGCCAACAACTCTAACCTATATTTTAAGTTATTTTCTACAATCTTGTCACTAGATGTGTGTAGGTCATGCATAATTATCGCACCATCACTCTTCGCATGATAGCCTTGAGGGCAACTTCTCAATTTTGCGTGTCCCGCTACATCCCATACTTCGAGCGATACATCACCTTTCGATGTTTTGAATAATATAGTGTAAACTTCCACTCCTAGTGTGGCGACATATGTATTTTTGAAATCTTCGTGGTGATGTTGTTTAATAAAACAAGTCTTTCCACATTGAGCTCCACCCACAAGTGAGATCTTGAATTGATGAGAAGAGGACATGACGATAAAACCACCTTGTATTAAGGGGGTTTTTTACTTATATCTAACATGTAATTATTGGATCAATTTTTCCCACCACAGTAACATACTCACGTCACCTTGACGATGGGTGATACTTGGAAAATACGAGAGGATATTCCAAAGATACTACATGGTTTAGTTTTTAAGTTGATAGATGTGTGTTCGCGTAAAGATGTATCGAATTGTACAGCATTTAGGTCACGTTTTGGAGTTTTGCCCGAAGATGTATATGAATACATTAAAACGACATGGTCGGAACAAAACCAACAAGTATCAACAATATAATCCTTGTCAGATCTAATTGAATATGACGAAAACTTTGGTTATAATATCGATATTATAACGAATTGGATATTTAAGAATTGTGAATTCCTTCAATTCTCTTTTTCATTTGGATCAGGGTTATTTCAGATCTGTTTACTGTTTTTGAAAAGTTAAAGGTGCAACTCACCCCGTTGATTTCCATATAATACATCAAGATGGCAGCAGCAACTGTTTGGGGAAGTTCATCCTGTATAAGTGGACATTTCTTAGAAATGTCTATTGCCATTTCTTGGACATCGTCGAGATTAAGAGAAGATAGACCGGTTAGGTGATAGTAAATTGGAATAAAATTCCTAAAATCCCACCTCTTCCGGGGTGGATAATACTTGGTTTCAATCGGCGAACACATGGAAAAAGCCTTACTAATATCGTTGGTCTTGATGCCAACGATATTGGCTAAGATGCGTGGATCACATGGGATATTGAGTTCACGATGTGCCTGAAATAAACAGAAGAATATCACTTTCTTACGACGACCACCCCTCTTCGTCGAAATTTCTAGTTTGGTGTAAATTTCATTGGCCTTTTCCTTGATCTCACTGGGAACGGATAGCTCTGTCATATCTTGAGTAATGCTTTTGTCTGTTATTTTATTGGAAATATCTGTCAATACATCGACATGGATTTCTGGCTCCTCATATTCATTTTCATCTTCAACTTCATAACTTTCTTCAACTTCATAACTTTCTTCTTCTTGATCCACTTGATCCTCTTCATCAGGACCTTCACCTCGCGGAGACGTATACATCATTTCCTCAAAAGTATCGTCGTCATTAAGTAGAATACCGAATTTGTTTTGATCTATTATGGGATTCCCCAATGTAGAAAGCGGGTCTAACACATCTAATATTGTCTTCTCTCCTTTCGACGTCAACATTACAAGGTATATCTTAGATGTATTTATATTCTCATTGGGGGGTACACGAGGTTTGCATTCGTACTTCCAAGATTCCTCGGAACGGTTTTGATGGGGTTGATGATAAGAAGACATTTTTGGATATGTTCTGATTTATTATTTTGAGGTGGAGGTAATAAAGCAGAACATATATTTCAACTTTTATATTTATAATCAACTATGTTTATTTTTGAGTTGCATATATCTTAATAAGAAAATATCCATCTTAAAAAAAACTAAATATTCACTATGTCGGCTCGTATCAAACGAGGCCTTCTTACCCAAACTCAATTGTTAAATATAGCCAAATTATTGGTAATGCAACCAAAACAAAGTTATGTACCGTCAAATAATTTTTATGCAAGGCAGAACACTAAAGAACCAATTAAATTATTCGAAGTTGATACAGATGAGGATGAAGTTATTGTCCCATATACTTTTTACCGTGGAATCTCAACAGGACAGCCTAATGCTGGAAAAATGTTTCCACGAGTCCCCTATAATTTTAAGGGGGAATTGTACAAATCACAACAATCTATTGCAGATGACGCCATGGATCAACTCACTACTCATGGTACAACAACACTTAACTTGTACACTGCTTTTGGTAAGACCGTACTAGGTGCATATCTTGCTTCAAAGTTAAAAATGCTGACATTAGTATTATATACTTCAACTATATTAGAACCCCAGTGGAAAAACACCTTCGAACAATTTACCGATGTTAGAGTATGGATAGTCGGTCAAGAACCTCCGTCGGGGGGAGCCCATGTTATTTTATGTATGGACACAAGATTATCAAAAATGCCAAAAGAATATATCGATCAGATCGGTACAGTAATTTACGATGAGGCACACGAATTCTGTACCCCAACTAGAATTAGTTGTTTTTTGGGAATTCAACCTCGTTATATTATATCAGCAACAGCCACATTAAAACGGGAAGATGGAATGCATGATATCATTCAAGCTGTATGTGGAACTCATTCCGTTGTGAAAATATCGAAGAAACCATTCAATGTTTTTAAATATATAACTGGTATTGATATTCCTATCCAGAAAAATGCTAGGATGATGTCAGATTGGCCTAGATATTGTCGGGATTTATGTGAAAATGAGGATAGAAATATTATGATCCTTGATATTGTCAGAAGAAATCCAAGTCATAAAATTTTGATCTTAACTTGGCGAAAGGATCATGTTGATTTACTTCACAAATGTTTGACCGAAATGGAAATATCCGTTGATATGATGGCTGGAAATAAGAAATCTTACAATGATTCCAGTGTTTTGGTAGGAACTATCTCAAAAATAGGGACAGGTTTTGACGAGAAGGCTGCATGTGATGATTTTAATGGGGTAAGGATCAATATGTTAATTTTAGTAGGTAGCATGAAATCAGTTCAATTATTAGAACAAGTTGCTGGTAGATGTTTTCGTGCTGATTTCCCGCAAATCATATTTTTTGTGGATGATTCCAATATAAGTGAAAATCATTGGAAAGTTGCTCAAAGATGGTTTATTTCTAGAAATGGACAGATCTTCGAGACAAAAACGGAACGAGCGACAGCTTTGGAGGAATCTTCCAAGAGTGAAGAAGATAATAGTTCCGATATTTCATCAGCTCATCTCGCCAAAATACAGCAAAAAGTTAATCTTACTATTGTGGAAAATCCTTCTACAAGTAACATAGGTAATGGTGTTATTCCCGAACATACTTCAACATCAGTCCCTTTTAATACAGTTCATACACAAGCCATCTCGGTATCTTCAACGACAGTATCAGAAAATGCTTCTTCAACCGTCAATGCACAGCTATCTATGTTAAGGATTAAAGGGTTTATTAAGGATTAAAGGGTTTTATTATACAAACATAATAAACTGGATGGTGTGAAAAATGATGTGAAAAAATCGATGTCTCCCTGTTCAAAAGACTTCAACCGTCATGCCTGAAATCCCAGGCATTCTAGGATTATATATTCAATATGATGTTCTGTCTGAGGATTTAGAGAACACGATCATGTCAGAATTAGATCAGATGAAATGGTCTAGCACTCTGGCCAGACGGACTATACATCTGGGATATGTGTATCCATATTCAGGTGGTTCTCTACAGAAGACCGATCCAATTGAAAATTCGTTGAAACATCTTGCTGTATATCTTCGAGATAACAGTATTATGGGAAAGAATGATCAGACTGAAGAAGGGGTCATGCCGGATCAGGTGATTGTGAATGAATATCTTCAGGGTCAAGGCATTGGTGCCCACACTGATCGAAAAGAATTTGGTCCTATTATAGTGTCATTTTCACTGAATGAGGATACTAATTTCATATTCCGAAATCCTCAGACTGGTCAGAAGATCGAACTATATGTTCCGAGGAGATCTATCCTGATCATGACGGGTGAGTCTCGGGATGTTTGGACTCATGAGATTCCGAAGCGGAAATCTATCACAGACAGTTCTGGGGAGAGGATTACTAAATCTGATGATTATCGTAGAGTCTCCATTACCTACCGGACGGTATGATTGAAAAAATATATTAGATGGATATATCCATCCAATATAAAAAATAAACTATTTCATGTATAGTTAATATCCATTGTGGTGAAAACATTAAAATTCATATATTGGTCACAAGTCAACACTATACAGTCTCTTTTTACTTGCGAGACAATACATAGGCTGATATATGTTCGGTGGTCGCCACATAACCCGACGAATCCGATCATATCTTCAGCAGTGGTTTCTGACTTAACCATTGCTTGTTTATAATAAACTGAAATATTTTTAGATGTATATACCAAACAAATTTATATGCTAATAAACCCCGGGATATAGAAGAAAACAATAGACACAATATATTTTTCAACAAAAACAGTAGACGTATGCAAAATACATAAATAAAAACATTAATCCATCTCAAAAACAATCTATCTCAGAATAAACAAACTATGTCGTCTACACAAGTTTATCCTGTTAATGTGAGTAATTCACCGAAGAGAATATCGTTGTTTGATCCGTTTGGTGGGGAAAACAATCAGGGAGATTCAAATAGTATGCTTGTATGGTGGATAATATTACACAACAAAAGTATCAGAGAATAATTCATCAATCTCTGCACAATTATCTCTGTTAAGGGTTAAAGGATCTATTAAATAAATATAACAAACTCAACAAGA